CATCAGAGAGATTTATGATATTCTTTACGATACCTAGACTCCCATTACTTGGAAGAATGTCGCCTATAGTCTGAAGAATCTTTGGAGCTTTCTCCGAAAGAAACTTACCTACTTTTGTATCTTTAAATTTTTTTCTTTCCTTCATATTAGTATGATTTTTCAAGTTTTTCGACAAGGTTTAGAAGCTTTTTCATCATCGAAGTATTGTTTTCGATAACGTGATTATTTGATGCTACTGTTTCAAGTAACTTTCCACGATCTTCTGTCAAATATTCTTCAAGTCTTTTTTCAAGTTCCTGAATTCTATTTTCGTTTTTCTTATGCCATACGAAGAACTGCTTACCCATAAAGTAAATTAAGGCAATCATTAGGATGGCGAAAATGCCAAGGACACCATAATTTGCGAGTGATGTTAGATACGAGGGGAGTGGTTCTGCTTGAAGAAATAGTACGTTCATGGTTCTTATAATTTATATTCAATAATCGGGAGATATTTTACCCACCAGCAATCAATATTTTCGTTGTAATGAATCTGATACAAAGGTAATATCCAAGTTCCATTTGTTATTCTTATTGGAGTAAAAATATGACCTTCGACATAATATTTATTTAATAAATATTTTCTCTCATCTTCATCAAGTAATCCACCGAGCATCTCATAATTCGATTAACGTAAAGTTTATTAGCTGATTAGGGTAAAATGTTTTGATAGCTTCAAACCATCTATTGTCAGGCACTACCATACAGCCTGCCGACCAGTTATCGACAAATGAGCCTGCACCTGCACGATGGAAGTTTATCCCAAAATGTCCCTTAGTTTTAATTGCTTTATCTAGTTTTCTATCTTTGTTACCATCTCTATAAATCTCAATTGCTCCTGCCTGATAAAAAAATGGCGCACCGAGCCATAAGCTTTTCCAATCTCCAGATGTATTAAACTTATGCGATGCAATTACTTGTTGCTCACAAGCTACTGCTGCACCTGTAATGCCACCGACTGTGAGCGGATTGAAGATGTAAAAGTCTCCAGGAGTTGTGCTGCACGGCATAATCATATCAGCTATTCTGTTCGAAAATCGAACAACATAGTCTGAAAACTTATTATCGAAGGATTGATCGGTACGAATCCAAACAAAGTCATTCACTGGCTTCACCCATCCACGTTTATCCATTTCAGCATCGACTAATTGCTTTGCTCCTGCAAGGCTAAGAGGTCCTATTATGCCATCGATGGCACCTGAGTAATATCCTCTGTCTTTAAGTATCTGTTGAAATTGTTTCATTATTCTACTGGAGGAAATGGGTCTACTGGTTTTGGTTTATATTCTATCAAAGGTAAGGTTTTTACCCATTGAAACTCAGGATTTACACATTGGTCGATTTCTTCAACTGAAATTATCCAATTGTCATCAATGTCAGTTATGGGATTAAAAAAACTATCCTCATCATAAAGCTGACCAACTAAGCTATCTTTTTCTGCTATTGTTAAAAGTCCTACGTATGTCATACTTGTCTACCTAAAGTTGTGTTAAATGCCTGTACCGCTGTATAAAAGTTACCTGCTTCTGTATCTGTTAAGCCATCCCCTAAACTTGCGAAAGCACATTGTTTTGTTGAATAAAAAACAACTGACCCGACCCTATTGAAAGCACCTAAATAAACATTAGCAGTTGATGGAGTTGTTGATGCTGTTGTACCTGTTACAATTTTAGAACTATTACGCCATCCGTTTACAACATTTGAAGCTGTTCTATTACCAATATAAAATGCTCTTGAATTAGTATCTAAAGCTTGCAAGTAAATATTTGTTGAATTTATATTATAATAAGTAACTCCACTTGTTCTAATTTCTAAAACTAATTTATTATCAGTTGCATTTGGTCCATTAGATGCACCAATTTCAACTTCTGTTAAGTTGCTATTTATCCTGCTGTAATATGAAATGTGAGTGCTGTTTTGAGTTAAAACACTATTAGGTATTAAGAATGTATCTGCATAGGCATTAACACCGTTTGGAGTTGCTCCTGTACTGCTATGTGTCCAACCTCCATTAAACACCAACCTAAACGCTGCATTAGTATCTAAAGGATTTTTTAAGTTCCACTTATGAGTTGTAGCGGTACCTCCTACCATTGGATAAATAGCTTTCATTTTAGTCCAAATACTTGCAGCTTTTAAGTCAACTGTAAGTTGATTGACTGCATTTTTCTGAGTATTGTCAGTTATGGTTGCTGCCGTAATAAAAGCCTGTGCATCGGCATCAAATACTGTTACAGAGTTACTTGTAGCATTGGCTGAACCTACTACATTTGTAGCTGTAACAACACAAGTAATTGCAAAAGTAGCGTCAGCTTGAACTAATGTATAGGTTGATGAGGTGGCTCCTGAGATATTTGAAGCTCCTCTTTTCCATTGGTAAGTATATGTTGGAGAAGGATTTCCGGTCCATGTTCCTGTAGTACTTGAAAGTGTTTGTCCTACAGTAGGAGTGCCACTTATAACTGGAGCAACTGTATTAGCAGGAGTGACACCTGTACAAGTTATTGAGTTGCTTGTAGCGCTCGCTGAGCCTGCAATGTTTGTAGCTGTTACCTCACAAGTTATAGGTAGATTATAATCAGCTGCTACCAATGTATAAGTTGATGCTGTGGCCCCTAAAATAGACACCCCATTTCTCTTCCATTGATAGGTATATGTTATTGGAATTGTACCTGACCATGTCCCATCAGTAGTTGATAACACAGAACCTATGTCACTACTCCCAGATATTACAGGAGCTACAGTGTTAGATGGAGGGATTGATCCTCCACCGCCACCACCATTGCCTAGTACAGGTCTTGATGTAGTTGTTACTGATAGGGTTACTGTTGTCATTTTACCAAAGAGCTAAGATATCTGATGCTGATGTTGCATTCCAAACTTTTAGTATTTGCACCGGAAGGAATGCTCCATCTTGTACATTAACAAATGTAACAATGTCATTACCTGCTGTAGTCACTACAACATCTCCTGTAGAACCAACAAAAAGAACACAGCCTGTATTCTGACCGCCAGCTTGTGGACTTGATTGATAGATGACATAATTATCACCAGCTCCAGTAAATATAGCAGCGTTAAGCTCAAGCGTATCAGGAGCAACAGATGTAGGATTTGCTGTGATTGTAGCAGCAGCTCCAGTAGTTGTATTATAAACAATGTCTCCTGCATATACACTCAAAGCAACAAAGTCTTTGGTACTGTCAATAAGTTGATTTCCAACAGGGGCTGTATCATCAACTCCACTTGTATTAACTGCCGGATATGGAACGTCAGCGTTATCTGACTTTATAACTGCTAATGCTCTGCTTGGTTGTATTCTTACGTTTGCCATTATTATTTGTTATTATATGGGAATAATCTATTCAATGAGTCTCTTCTTTTGTCACAACCACAGTCTTGACCTGTAGCTTTTGACACTGTATCGACAATTTTTTTAATACCTGTGGCTTTGGTGATTTTCTCAATGGTATCTCCTACACCCCTACTTTTGATATTCTGATTCATAGCTATACTTTTTTTACTCTGTTACCCATACCAACCATTGACTTCTCTCTTTTCTTACTCTCTAGTTTTGCAGGGCTAATCTCGCTCTTTGTCTTCGGAGTCTGCGCAGATACTCTATTTGTCGGTCTGCAATACTCGTTTTTCCCTCCTGCCCCACAGGGCTTATTTGTTTTTGTGTCAACCCAGTTCTCTTTCTCCCATCTCTTTAGGCTTGTACCCTTCTCGGACTTAACGACATTACCCGACTGCTTGCGGCACTTAGCTATAGCTTGTGATGCTCTTGCCGATGGGAACACATCGTACTGTGCTTTGACTTTTTTATAACAACTATCCTTCATTAGTACTTACTTAGAATTTTTTATTCTCTGCTTATCTACTTTAAAAGATTCTGATTGAGTATATAATGTTCCTTCTTTTTTAGATTGTCTATAATTCTCTTTAGCCTCTTTCTTATCCTCTCCTTGTTTCCAAGGTATACCATAAGAAAACTTTTCAGCTTTTTTAGCAGACTTAAACCCAAAAACTTCCCCCCTTTTTTTAGCTTCATCATATGCTTCATTTGGGTTTTCACTTAAATTTTTCCAACTTTTACCTTTATCATTTGGAAAAATAGTTGGATGCACAGCATATGGATGCTTTTTATCACCACTTTCTCCTGAAGCCATAACGTGAGTAGAATGAGATCCGTCTTCGTTTCTCATTGGAGTTACATCCTTTCTTATTTCTCTTGCCGTTTTTGCTCTATTTCTTGTAATAAGACCACCGTTGTCGTCAATATTTTTTTTACCAAATCTACCGTCATTTGCTTTGTCGATAAATTCATTTTTAAATCCTATTGAATTGTAATCTATCTTAGCCATATTTTTAATATTTACCTTGTCTACCTTTAGGATTGCTTGTTGTTGGTTTTCCTGGACCTCCCCACAAATACTTGCAGGCCCAATGTCTTGGCGTTAGCTTATCGTCTGCTGTATCGCATTTATGCCTTGCTTTAAAGCTTTTCCTAGCCGCCTCAGAGTAGTTGTTACCGTACCCCTTGGCACCGAAGTGCAAAAGCTTCTCTTGCCCACCGGAGCAAGCCTTAACCATCATCTTTTTACCTGGTCGGTCTGATGATCTAGGGCTATTGCATTTCATTGTCGCTTTATTTGCCATACTTACTTCTGTAGTCTCTTGATTGTAGTCCTACTTTATGAGGATGCACCTCTTCTTGTTTGGTCTCCTCTACCTTTTCCTCTTGTACCTCTTCAGATACCACAGGTTGCTCGATTACCTCATCCTCTACGACCTCTTGTTTCTTTGACTTAGCCATAATTTTACTTTTTTAAGGTTGCTCTATTT